GGAAGGGACTAAATTGCTGGCCGTGGGTGAGCGCACGGTTTGCCTCGCCGCCGCCGATGACTGGTTGAATACCTACGAGTCAGACGAGAGCGCCCACAAGACCCGGCGCTGGCTGACCCAGCCGCCGACGCAAAAGCAACTGCAATATCTGCCTGCCGAGTACCGGCAGGATTTCGGGCTGACCCGCTATCAGGCCTCGGCGCTCTTGTCCTTCCGTTTCAACCGCAACGCCATCCGCGCGTTGGTGTTCGGGGCGGACAATGCTGCCGATGCAATCGGGAGGGCGGCATGATCAATGACGTTATTCCCGACAACAACCGACCGGCAGCGCCTCTGGCATCCGCGTGGCACACTTTGTGCAGCCTGCCTGCAACCCACCCGTGGTTTTGGTTGGCGAGATCCCCATCAGCGGAAACACTCCCGCTCTTATTTCTGGTTCTGCTCGATAGCCTGTCAGGCCTTCTGGGCGGCACGGGCCCAGACATCTTCAAGGGGGTCTGTGGTCATGGTTGATCTCACCGAAGAGGAACGCGCCGCCGTCACTGCCACTATGCAACGCATCGCCCTGCTGATGGAGGAGATTGGCTGGCAAACCCCGCTGGCCACTCTCACCGAGCCACAGGTCCGCGCCCTGATCGAGGAAGCCGTCGAGGGTTTCCGCGAGACCATGGCCGACATCGCCAAATCGCAAGTACCGGAGATTCCGTTTTGACACTGGACTTCAACCACAGGCCGTCCATCAGCGAGCGCATAAATGATCTGGTCGATGCAGCGCTGATCAACGAGCGCGATGCAGAAACCCCACGCGACTATCTCGGGGCCTCCCGTCTCGGCGTGGCCTGCGAACGGGCGCTGCAATTCGAGTTCGCGCAGGCCCCGAAAGACGCGGGCAGCGATTTCAGCGGCCAGGTTCTGCGGATATTCGAGGTCGGCCACAGACTCGAGGATCTGGCCATTCGCTGGCTGCGGGCCGCTGGCATCGATCTGGTGACCCAGAAACCCGATGACGGCTCGCAGCGGCCGCGCCGCCAGTTTGGGTTTTCGGTCGCGGGCGGCCGAATTCGTGGCCACGTCGACGGCATCATTAATGGGTCACCTGCCGCGCTTGGGTTGCGCACACCTGCACTCTGGGAATGCAAGACCATGAACGCGAAGAACTGGCGCGCCTGCCTCAAGGACGGGGTTGCCATCTCCAAGCCGGTCTACGCCGCCCAGATCGCGATCTATCAGGCTTACATGGAACCCAGCGTGCCGGGGATTTCCGAAGCACCGGCACTCTTGACCACCATCAACAAGGACACGGCCGAGCTCTACCACGAACTGGTGCCGTTCAACGCCGCGCTGGCGCAGCGCATGTCGGATCGCGCCGTGCGCATCCTGCGGGCCACCGACGCGGGCGACCTGCTGCCCCGCATCGCCCAATCCCGCGATTTCTATGAATGCCGGTTCTGCTCTTACGCGGATCGTTGCTGGAGGCAGGATTATTGAGCGACGACAACATCATTCATTTCAATCCTTGGACGGATTTCAACGACGCAGTGCCGCTTGATGACCCATTCGGGGTGGAGCCGGACGCGGCACAGATCGCAACATTCCTTGATGTGGTGTTCGGCTACTGCGAGGGCCTGATCCCCGTGCGCGGCTTTGTCGACAAGGGCCAAGGCAAGGGTGGCAAGCCACATAATATATGGATCGATGCTGACGATACCGCGCCCGAAAAGCTTGCAACCTTCGCCAATTGGGCTGCGCGCGAAGGTGCTGCGGTCTACGTGATCCCGGGCAGCGTTGCCGAGCCGGGTCAGGCAAAATCGGCGGATGTGCTGCAAATGCAGGCAATCATCGTCGATCTGGATGCGGGCGACATTCCGGCCAAGCTGGAGCATTTGGTCCGGTATCTCGGCCAGCCCATGCTGATCATCGAGAGCGGCGGACGCACACCGGACGGGGCAACCAAGCTGCACATATGGTGGAAACTGACCGAACCGGCCGAGGGCAAGGATTTGGCGCGGCTCTGCGCTCTGCGCGGCGAGATCGCCATCAAGGTTGGCGGTGACACCCATTTCCGCTCGGCCCACCAGCCGATCCGGGTCGCGGGCAGCGTTTATCACAAGGGCGGGTTCCAACGCCTGGTGCAGATCCGCGAACACAATGTCGTGGAGGTCGATCTCGATGATTTCGCCGAACTGGTCGCGGACATGCCGGCCATTCCCGGCGTCGGGATTGAGCCCACACCGGAAACAGGGGACAAACCGGCCCTGGGATCGGTCCTAACCAACCCTGTGAATGAGGGTGGCACAGACGGTTGGACCCGGTTCGAGGGAGCTTCTGCTGCCATCGGGCATTTCATCCGCATGGTGCATGAGGGGCGCTTGTCTCCGGATGAAGGCTGGGAGGCCATCCGCGGCTACAACGCCGCAATGCTGCGACCCTGTTGGCCTGAAGACCGGTTGAAGTCCGAAGCCGATCGGTTATGGGCCAAGCATGTGGAAAAGAACGGCCCGCCGCTGCTGCGCGCCGACAGCGCCAATACTCCGCTGGAAATGTCCGCGTTCACCCTTGGTGAATTGCTGGATGATACCACTCCGATGCCCGAGGACATTATTGCGCCCCGCGTGCTGACGCCAGGTGGTCTGCTGGTGCTTGGCGGGGCTCCCAAAGTCGGCAAGAGCGACTTCCTGATCTCCTGGCTGGTGCACATGTCCGCAGGTGTGCCATTTTTGGGCTTTACCCCACCACGCCAATTGCGGGTGTTTTATCTGCAAGCCGAGATCCAGTATCATTACCTACGCGAGCGACTGAAACAGATCGCTCTGCCGCCCGATGTGATTGCCGCCGCGCGCGAGACCTTCGTGGCTACGCCCAAACTGAAATTGTTGTTGGATGAACAAGGCAGCGCCATGGCCGCCGATGCGGTCAAGGAGGCGTTCCCGAACGCTCCCGTTGATATCCTCTGCGTCGACCCGATCCGTAACGTCTTTGATGGCGGCCCCGACGGTGGCGGAGAAAACGACAAAGGCGCAATGATGTTCTTCCTGCGCGACCGCATCGAAATTCTGCATGAGGCGGTGAATCCGGAATGCGGTGTGATCCTCGTCCATCATACCAAGAAACTCGGCAAGCATCAGGTGAAGGAGGACCCGTTTCTGGCCCTTTCCGGTGCCAGTTCGCTACGCGGGTTCTACACCTCGGGCATCATCATGCACCGCCCCGACGAGGAAGCCAGCGAGCGGAAACTGGAAATCGAGCTGCGCAACGGACCGGCGTTGCCGTCAAAGCTGATCGACAAGGTCAAAGGCCAGTGGGTCGAACTGAACCCGATGAACGAGCGCCTCGTGCGCAAGGACGTGGGTGCGAAACATGATGCGGAACGGGTGCGAAAAGGCGATGTGATACTGCAGATGGTCGCCGAGCAGGCCGCGCGCGGGAAGATGTTCACCCCCACCCAGTTCGCCGCGAAGTTTGAGAACAAGGGTAGTCTTGGCGGGCAAACCAGCATCCGGGAACGGCTGCGGGTTTTGGCGACCAAGGGACAGGTGAAGTTCCTGCGCGGCAAGAAAGCCACCGAAATCGGCCTCAAGAAAAACCAGTCCAAATTCGGCTATCTCTGCGTCAGGGACATGCTGCTGAACACGGGTCAGGACGTGGTTGATCCCGAAACAGGCGAAGTGTCCTCCGGTTTTATCAGGGTGCTGCCAAGCGATTTCATGTGCGAGGAAACCGGCTCCCTGACCCCTGTCGAAGATCCTGAAACATGGGTCGAGCACGGGGAGGGTCCCCCATGAAAACCACCCCCGGATTTCCCCGTTTTCAAAACACGGATTGTCCGTGTTTTGAACATCCGTGTTTTGTGTTTTGAAATTTCGCCTTTGAGATCAATGACTTGCGTCAAAACACAAAACACAAATCGCACTACGGTAAAAACCAATCCGTGTTTTGAAATTCGACCTTTAGTTTCAACAGGTTACGTCAAAACACAAAACACGGATTTCCTTACCCTAAGGGGTAGGTGTCCTCCCCGCTGCAGGCGGGAGAGACACCATCTACCCCGGGGCAGACTTGTTAGCCCCAACCTTTCACCCCGAGCAGTTCAAACGACAGGAGACCACCTCATGAACACCATCGATCCGAACCTTTGCAAGCCCGACCCGGCGCTAACCACTCCAGCCCCAACCCTCGGAGCCATCCTTGCCCTCGACCTTGGCACCACCACGGGCTGGGCCATGCGCGGGCATGATGGGCAGATAACCAGCGGGACAGCATCGTTTCGCCCGAGGCGTTTCGATGGCGGAGGTATGCGTTACCTGAGGTTCGTAAACTGGCTGACGGAGTTGGACCAACTCGCAGGGCCGATCGCAACCATCTGGTTCGAGGAGGTCCGCCGCCACGCGGGCACCGACGCCGCGCATGTCTATGGCGGGCTGATGGCTACGCTGACCGCCTGGGCGGAAATGCGGGGCGTGCCCTATCAGGGGGTGCCGGTTGGCACGATCAAGAAACACGCCACGGGCAAAGGCAATGCCAGCAAAGCCATGATGATCGAAGCTGCTCGGGCCAAAGGGTACAGCCCGGCGGATGACAACGAGGCCGACGCTATCGCCATCCTGCACTGGGCGCTGGAAACGAAGGGAGGCATGGCATGAACGGCATGAGGTTTGCCCCACGCGGTTACGGTGGCACCCGTCGCAACCCAGATCAGGTCAAGCGCGAGGGCTGGAAGGAACAGGGGCTGTTGGCCGTGGCGCTCGATGATGACCGGCTGACATGGCCGGAACGGGAGTTGGTCCGGCAGTTGGGCGAGAAACTGTATGGCAAACGCCCACAAGATGGGGAGGCCGCGCGATGAATGACTGGACCCCGAGCCTGGTTGAGGCCCGCCTTGCCGAGGCCGCCTTTGTTCTCAAACGCCTGCCCGAACCGCGCCAGCAGGGGTACTTCAACGCCTGGCCGGAATACTTCCACAGCTTTGCCGATCAGGTTGGACAGGAACCCAAGCCCATGCGGGTGTTGCCGTCACCGCAGGCCATCAGTCGGATGGAAGAAACCCTGACCTGGACCGCGTGCCTCGAGCCGACCGATGGCAAGATTGTCTGGATGAAAGCCCACGGCCAGCGTTGGAAAACCATTTGCTGGACGGTCGGTTTGCAGCGTTCGGCCGCCCATCAGCATTGGGTTTACGGGCTTTGTGTGATCGCGCTCACTCTGAATAAACGTCGGTTCAATCGCAAGCTTTCGAAGCGGCGCATAATAGAACTGGCGGGTGCGTCGCAGTTCTGATGGCTGGATAGAATTGTGTCCGGCGGACACTTTTCGCTGGGACAAAAGTGACCTCATAAGGTTATATTCTGGATATACTCGGGAGAGGAACGCGCAGAGATGTTAGCGCAGGAAAAGTGCCCGCTACGACCACCCCAACGATTTGTACGGGTCCCTTCCTGTGCCAAACGCATACGGGGGGGCTAGGCGCGCAAGTTCTCTAGCGACAGGGCGAAATTTTTGGGAAGCCACCCGGAGTCCAGTTGCTCTACCATCCTTAGAAATAACCAATAAAACAAAGCGTTAGCCGCCCGTCACAGGTGGCTTCCAAGTGGATCCTTCGGGGTCCAGAAAATCTAGGTGGAGTCCAGGTCCGGAGTTCACCACGCCGGAATCCACCGGCACCAATCAGAGATCACAGAAAACCGAATATGACCCTCAGCTTCGCCCCTGACGCGATCGAGCATTGGCCGCTCGACCGCCTGAAACCCTACGTGCGCAACGCCAAGATGCACGGGCCGGACCAGGTCGCAAAGATCGCCGCGAGCATGGCCGAGTTCGGCTGGACAGTGCCCTGTCTCGTTTCTGATGACGGTGAGCTGATCGCGGGCCATGGTCGGGTGCTGGCCGCCGAGCAGCTGGGTTTGCGCGAAGCCCCGGTGATCGTGCTGGGCCATCTGAGTGATGAGCAGCGCCGCGCATACCGGATCGCCGACAACAAGCTGACCGAACTCGGCGAGTGGAACGAGGTCGTTCTGTCCGAGGAATTGCAGCTGCTTGCCGCCGAGGATTTCGACCTGTCGCTGATCGGCTTTGATGACGGGGAATTGGACGCCCTGCTGTCCGGACTGGGTGAGGAAACCGATACCGAAGGTGAGGACGATGTTCCCGAGCCGCCGGAAGACCCGATCAGCCGACCGGGGGACCTTTGGCTTCTGGGGAACCATCGCCTGCTTTGCGGTGATGCCACCGTGGCCACCGATGTCGAGCGGCTGCTTGGCACGGTAAAGCCACTGCTGATGGTGACCGATCCGCCCTATGGGGTGGAATATGATCCGGGTTGGCGCAACAAGACTGGGGCTTCGGCTACCAAACGCACCGGCAAGGTCCTGAATGACGACCGCGCCGACTGGTATGATGCGTGGACCTTGTTCCCGGGTGATGTGGCTTATGTCTGGCACGGGGCTTTGCACGCAACCACGGTTGCCGAGAGCCTCGAGGCAGCGGGGTTCAATGTCCGCTCGCAAATCATCTGGGCCAAGGACCGGCTGGTTCTGAGCCGCGGTGATTATCATTGGCAGCACGAACCCTGCTGGTATGCCGTGAAGAAAACCGGCAAGGGCCATTGGGCCGGGGACCGCAAGCAGACCACGCTCTGGCAAATCGCCAACAAGGATCAGGATGCTGATACCGTTCACGGCACGCAGAAGCCGGTCGAGTGCATGCGTCGGCCAATCCTGAACAATTCGAGTCCAGGCCAGGCGATCTATGAACCGTTCATGGGCTCCGGCACCACGCTGATTGCGGCGGAAACCACTGGTCGTGTCTGCCTCGGGATTGAGTTGAACCCGACTTACGTCGATGTCGCGGTGCAGCGCTGGCAGCAATTCACCGGGCAGAACGCGGTGCTGGACGGTACCGATCAGACCTTTGCCGACCTGAAATCTGACCGAAGCTCAGACTGTGAATGAGCTGGTTGTACGTCCCACCGACGGCGCTTCGGGGGAAGCAGACGCATGCCTGCACGGCCTTTCTCTCTGCGCCGGAGCCGGAGGGATCGACCTCGGGCTCACCATTGCCTGTCCCGGGTATCGCACTGTGTGTTACGTCGAGCGGGAAGCCTATGCTGCGGCCACCCTCGTGGCGCGGATGGAAGACGCGACCCTGGATAAAGCGCCTCTCTGGGACGACATTACCACCTTCGACGGTCGCCCTTGGCGTGGAACATTGGATATTCTCACTGGCGGATATCCGTGCCAGCCGTTCTCGGTCGCGGGCAAGCGCAAGGGGGCCGAGGATCCCCGCCATCTATGGCCGCACTTCGCCCGGATCATCGCGGAATGCCACCCCGAACGGGTGTTTCTGGAGAACGTCGCCAATCATCTCAACATCGGTTATCGCGAGGTCAGAAGCGAGCTGGAAGAGTTGGGCTACCGGGTTACGGAAGGACTCTTTACGGCGGCAGAAGTTGGCGCGCCACACAAACGCCAGCGGCTGTTCATCCTTGCCAGACGAAATGAACTGGCCGACGCCGAGGGCCAGTGCCAACGAGAACCGGCAGACCAAACCCACGCCATCACAATTGGCGGGCAAACACGGAATGAACCTGGCGACCAGAGCGGTAATGTGGCCGACTCCCCAGACCGACAGTTTCCGATCTCGGAGCGGCACACGGAGAAACGAAAAGGGGCTGGACCGCATGGCGCGGGACTGGCCCACGCCAATGGCGAGCGACGGCTGCAAACCGAGCGCGGGCAACCGCAAATCAGCCGACCTGACCCATGTGGCGGGCACCTGGATGACGCCGACGGCGCGGGACCACAAGGACGGCGCGACGAGCCTTGCGAACACCCCGGTGAACGGCCTGCTTGGCCGCCAGGTCCTGACGATGCCGCTTCGTGGGACCGATACCTGCGCCACGCGCCGGACCTTGAACCCAGCATTCGTCGAGGCGCTGATGGGTTGGCCCATCGGGTGGACAAGCTTCGACTCTGTGGCAACGGCGTGGTGCCTCTGGTTGCAGCACATGCGTTTCGAATTCTGTCGGCTCGGTTCGCTGCCGATGAATGACGGGGTGGCCCATTGAAGCAGAGTCGTACCATGTCGCTGCTTGAGGCCATCGCCAATGTGGTGGTCGGCTACGGCGTTGCCGTGGTCACCCAGATCCTGATCTTTCCGGTGTTCGGCCTGCACACCACGCTGGTGCAGAACCTTAAAATGGGCGCTGTGTTTTCCGCCGTGAGCATAACCAGGTCGTTCGCTCTGCGGCGGATTTTCGAAGCGATCAGGGCGCGGCGCTCGAAACGAGAAGCCGCCGCTCCAGTGGAACGGCGGAAAGATAGATTGGTCGATCGCAATCAGCAGACGATGCGATAGACGCGCCCTCTCTGCTCTGCCTTTTCCGAAGCAATCGTCAGCCCCAGCTTTTTCTTGAGGACACCAGACATTGCACCCCTCGCAGTGTGCGGTTGCCAGTCGAGCGCGGTCACGATCTCGGAGATGGTCGCCCCGTCGGGGGCCTTGAGCATCTCGATCAGCCGGGCCTGCTTGGTGCCGGTGCGCGTTTTCGGCTGGGTCGGTTCCGGATCGGGCTGCGGCGTGTCCGGTTCGACGCCGATTGCGGCGAGTCCGGCGTTGGTGATAACCAGCGTGGTGCCGTGACCGTCACCGGTCTTGCGCCAGAGCGGATCATTCTTGCGGATGTCGGCGTCGACCTCTTCGAGGAAGCCTTTGGCGACCAGCGCGCCGACCACCTTGTTGGCGGCCCCGCCGCGCAGGCGATCGGGCAGAGGCAAGGCAATGCGGTCGGCCTGCTGGCTTGCCCGTGAAAGGATGAGGGTCTGGGTGTCGGTGAGATATGTCATTTCTGGCCTCGTGTTTGGGCGCGCAGAATGCAGGCCCTACTACCGCCCGAAGCCCCGCGCGTGGCGGGGCGGGCCGACAGGCGGGCGATTACTCGGCGTATTCGCCTTCCTGAAACGCGCGGTCGCAGATCTCGCGCAGTTTCATTGACATGTCCGCCAGATCACCCGCATGGCCCCAGTGGATGTCTTCAGGGTGGGCGTTGAAATGTTCGTCGCTCAGCGCCTGCAGCCGGGCCAGCATGGCGTCGATCTCGGCCTTGCGGGCCATGAAGGCGGCGAGCGCCTTGTCATTGTTGCGGGTCATCATTTTGCCTCCCGTGCGGCGGCGATGCCTGCGGCGTAGGCGGCCTCAAGGGCGGTTTGAATGCCCCAGACCGAAACCTCGTGGAAGTCGAGGCTGTCGCTTTTGCGCTCTTCCAGCGTCTCGATGAAGAGGTGTTCTTTGGCAATCCCGGCCATCAGGTCGGCGGGGGCGGTTTGGCTTGTCATGGTTGGCATCATTTTGCTCCTTTTTGGTGTAATCAGATTCGCTCTTTCCGCGTGTCTAATCAACGATATTCGAAGTAATAACAGTGCTTTATCCGGAAGAGTTTGATTGTAAATGCAAGGCCTCAGTGAACGGAAATACGCGGCCCATGCGGGCCTGTCGCGCGGGGCGATCCAGAAGGCCAAGACGGCGGGACGGCTGGTGTTGCATGCCGACGGCTCGATCGATGCGGTGGCCTCGGACAGGAAGCGGGCAGCGATGACCGACCCATCAAAACAGCGCAGCACCGTAAAGACAAAACTTAAACCGGTGCCCGAGGCAGCGCTCTCGGCCGTAGGCGAAACCCTGCGCGAACAGGGGCTCTCGGCACCCGCCACCGGCGGCAACACCACTTTCCTGCAGGCCAAAACCGCCAACGAGGTTCTGAAGGCGCAGGAGCGGCGCTTGAAGCTGCAAAAGATGAAGGGCGAATTGGTGGACAAGGTCCGGGCCACGACGCTGGTGTTTCGTCTGGCGCGCGAGGAACGCGATGCCTGGATCAACTGGCCCGCCCGCGCAGCCGCGCTGATGGCGGCGGAATTGTCGACAGCCCTGTCGGCAGGCGGACAAGACGTAACTCTGGAGACCAGCCTTATGCAAAAGACCCTCGAGACCCATGTCCGCGCCCAGCTGGAAGAGCTGGGCGGACAGGTCCGGTTCGATCTCAAGTGAGGCGGTGCCGGAGATTGAAACCTTTGACGGAGACAAGGACCTGCTCAGGGTCTGGGCCGAGGGGCTTGAGCCCGACGCTGACCTGACAGTGTCGCAATGGGCCGACCAATACCGGATGCTGGCCTCCCGCGCTTCGGCGGAACCCGGCCGGTATCGCACCAGTCGCACGCCTTACATGCGCGAGATCATGGATGCGCTGTCGCCCAATAATTCTGCCCAGCGGGTCGTGTTCATGAAGGCCGCCCAGGTTGGTGCGACGGAAGCAGGCAATAACATGATCGGGTTTGTGATCGCCCATGCCCCGGGTCCAATGCTGGCGGTGCAGCCGACCGTGGAACTGGCAAAGAGAAACTCGCGCCAACGCATTGATCCGCTGATCGAGGAAAGCGCCGTGCTCAAGGGCAAGGTCAAACCCTCCCGGTCGCGCGATGCGGGCAATACGATGCTGTCAAAGGAATTTGCCGGGGGCATTCTGATCATGACCGGGGCGAACTCGGCGGTGGGGCTGCGCTCGACCCCGGCGCGTTACATTTTTTTGGATGAGGTCGACGCCTATCCGGCCTCGGCCGACGAGGAAGGCGATCCGGTATCGCTTGCCGAGGCGCGATCCTTGACGTTTGCGCATCGGCGCAAGGTGTTTCTGGTGTCAACACCAACGGTCAAAGGGGTGAGCCGGATCGAACGGGAATTTGAAGCCTCGGACCAGAGGCGGTATTTTGTGCCGTGTCCGCATTGCGGGGAACGACAATGGCTGAAATTCGAGCGCCTTCGCTGGGACAAGGGCCAACCTGAAACCGCCGCGTATCATTGCGAGGCCTGCGAACAGCCGATTGCCGAGCATCACAAGACTGCCATGCTGGAAGCCGGGAAATGGCGGGTGACAGCAGACGGGGTTGATCCGACAACGGTTGGGTATCACTTGTCCGCGCTCTATTCGCCGGTTGGCTGGTTAAGCTGGGAGCGGATCGCCCGCAGCTGGATAGCGGCGCAGGGGTCCGATGATGCCATTCGCGCGTTCAAGAACACCATTCTCGGGGAAACCTGGGTGGAATCTGGTGAAGCGCCGGATTGGCAACGGCTGCTTGATCGCAAGGAAGAGACGGTCGCAGGCACCGTGCCCGCGAATGCCTTGTTCCTGACGGCGGGCGCGGATGTGCAGAAAGACCGGATCGAGGTTGATGTCTGGGCCTGGGGTCGCGGGTTGGAAAGCTGGCTGATCGACCACATTGTTATTGAAGGTGGTCCAGGGTCTGAAGCCTGTTGGAACCGACTGACGGAATTGCTGGGTAGGACCTGGCAACATGCCAATGGCAGCCAGATGACCATCGTGCGCCTTGCGATCGACACCGGTTATGAAACTCCCGCGGTTTACGGATGGGCCCGCAAGGTGGGTTTTGGGCAGGTGGCCCCGGTCAAGGGTGTTGAAGGCTTCAACCGGGCAAGTCCAGTGTCTGGGCCAACCTTCGTAGACGCGACGATCGCAGGTAAACGCCTGCGCCGCGGGGCAAGGCTTTGGACGGTCGCGGTGTCGACTTTCAAATCCGAGACCTACCGCTTTTTGCGCCTTGAGCGGCCAACCCCCGAGGAATTGGCGGCTGGATCAACATTCCCGCTGGGAACCCTGCACCTTCCAGGCTGGATCGACAGCGAATGGCTGAAGCAGCTGGTGGCCGAGCAACTGGTAACGGTGCGCAACAAGCGCGGCTTCGCGCGATTGGAATGGCAGAAACTGCGCGAACGCAACGAAGCGCTCGATTGCCGGGTTTACGCCCGTGCGGCGGCGTGGATTCTCGGGGCAGATCGCTGGTCGGAGAAACAATGGGATGAGCTGGCGCGACAGGTCGCGGCACCGGGCGCCGAGGCAGGCACAGGCTCGGTGAAAACTGCGCGGCACACCCGCAGTGGTCGCACCACCCGCCCCGCAAACCAGCGCCGTTCCATGCGCTCGAACTATATGAGGTGATCATGGCCACATTAACGGAACTTCAAGCCCGCCGCGAAGCGCTGGCGGCTTCGCGCGCAAGCGGCGTAGCCAAAGTCAGTTATGACGGCAAGACAGTGGAATACCGCAGTCTCGCGGAAATCGACCGTGCCATCGATGTGCTGGATCGCGAGATTGCCGCGCTCAAAGGCCGCAGGATGATCCGGCAGGTGCGCATAACCACGAATAAAGGCCTCTGACCCATGGGCCTGTTTGATGCCTTTCGTCGCCGGGAGACTGGCGGCCCAGCCTCCGTGCGCGCCCGCCTCGAAGGGGCGATGTCGCGTCGCCGCCTGCGTGGATGGCAGCCGCCGCTGGAAAATATCAACTCGCTGGTGGCCTCGGGTGGACCGCGTCTGCTGGCGCGATCGCGCGAATTGGTGGTGACCAATGGATATGCTGCCAATGCTTGCGAGTCCTATGCAGCCAATTTGGTTGGCGACGGAATAAAGCCATCCTCCTTGATCGAGGAGCCGGAGCTTCGAGACACGGTCCAGCGGCTGTGGCTGGCCTGGACCGATCAGGCGGATGCCGATGGGCTAACGGATTTCTATGGGCTTCAAGCGATGATCGCACGCGAAATGTTTGTGGCGGGGGAGTGCTTCGTGCGCATCCGGCCACGCCGGGCCGAGGATGGTCTGTTGGTTCCGATGCAACTGCAACTGCTGCAATCGGAAATGCTGCCGTTCGAGAAAATCGAAACCGCTGCAAACGGCAACCTCATTCGCTGCGGCATCGAGTTTAACCGGATTGGTCGTCGCGTGGCCTATCACTTCCGCCGCCGACACCCGGGCGACAGCACCGACCGGGGTGGCCCGTTCATGGGCGACGCAATCCCAGAGACTACAAGGGTTCCGGCCGACGACGTTTTGCACATCTACCGCCCCATCGACGCGGGGCAAATTCGGGGCCTGCCGCATGTGGCACCGGCCATGGTGCGGTTGTTTCTACTCGATCAATACGACGATGCCGAGCTCGACCGCAAGAAAACCGCCGCGATGTTCGCGGGCTTCATCACTTCGAGCGCACCCGAAGAGGCGTTGATGGGGGAGGTTGAAGACGAGGGAACCGGCATCGGCATCGCGAGCCTTGAACCCGGCACCTTGCAGGTTCTGTTGCCTGGCGAAGACATCAAGTTCTCCAGCCCTGCCGATGTGGGCGGTGGATATGAGGCATTCCAGTATCGCACATTGCTGGCAATCTCGGCATCACTGGGGCTACCTTACCATCTGGTCACCGGTGATGTGCGTCAGGCCAATTACTCGAGCCTGCGCGCCGAACTGGTCGAATTCCGCCGCCGGATCGGGCAATTGCAGCACGGGGTGATGGCGCACCAGTTCTGCCGACCTATCTGGCAGCGCTGGCTGGAAACCGCCGCATTGTCGGGCGCGCTCGATCTGCCGGACATGGCGAAAGCCAAACCGGTGCACTGGATTCCGCCACGTTGGGATTGGGTCGATCCGCTGAAGGACATTCAGGCGCAATTGCTGGGTATCAATGCTGGGCTGGTGTCGCGCAGGAAAGCGGTCGAGGCCACCGGTTACGACATCGAGGAAATCGACCGCGAGAATGCTGCGGATGCCGAGCGCGCCGCTGCTCTGGGCCTGAATTACAGCACCAGCCCCGGCGAGACCCAGGGCGCGCGGGCCACGCCCGTGAAACCGGCCGACCCTGAAGAAACATCGCAATAATAAGGAAACCCCATGAACAACTGGTATTCGATCTGTGCCCTGAACGAGGGTGCGGAAATCTCGATCTATGACGAAATCGGCGCTTATGGCGTCTCGGCCAAAGCCTTTTTGGCCGATCTCAGTAAACTGCCTGACAAGGCTCCGCTGACCCTGCGGCTCAACAGCCCGGGCGGGTCTGTGTTCGATGCTGTGGCTATTTACAATGCTTTGCAACGCCATGCGGGCACGGTCACCGTTTCTATCGACGGCATTGCCGCGTCCGCCGCCTCCTACATTGCCATGGCAGGTGACGAGATCATCATGCCCGAAAACGCCTTTCTGATGATCCATGATCCATCCGGCATGGTGATGGGCACGGCGGCGGACATGCGCGCCATGGCTGAAGCGCTCGACAAGATCGGTGGCAGTCTGATGCGCGGCTATGCGGCGAAATCCGGCAAGGCGGAAGACGAAATCGCGAAACTGATGGCCAAGGAAACATGGCTGGATGCGGGTGAGGCGCTGGAGATGGGCTTTGCCGATACCATGGCCGAACCGGTCAAAATGGCCGCCAGCTTTGATGTGAGCCGGTTCCAAAACACGCCACCGGAGGTCGTGGAGGCATTGAAGGCAAAGGAGGAACCCGCCGAGGTGGAACCGGAACCTGAGTCCGAATCTGCACCAGTGTCCAAAGATAACCCTGATCGTGACCCCGCCGCCATCCGCAATGAGGCCATGACCTACGCCAAAACTGTCGTCGATCTTTGCCGCCTCGCGGGGCAACCGCAGATGGCGGCCTCGTTTCTTACGTCCGAGGCCAACCTCGAGGATGTCCGCAAGGTCCTGATCGACGCAAAAGCAGCCGATGAACCCGACATCTCCTCCTCCCACCCGCAACCGGGGCCCGCCCCCCAGGCGAAACCCTGGGGCGACGTGATCGCCCGCACCTTCAAACGTAAAGGATAAGACATCATGACCACTTTGACCGAACCCCGCCATGCAGGCGGATTTTTAGTTTGGGAGGCTTTTCGGGATTACACCCGCGAGGTCATCACCATCGCCACGGGCGGCGCAAATCCGGTTCTGGAACCCGGTACCGTGCTGGGTAAGATCACTGCATCGGGCAAATATGCCGCCCATGATCCGGCTGCTGTCGATGGCACCGAGACCGCCATCGCCGTGCTCTGGGGCAAGGCCGACGCGACAGCTTCCGATGTGGATGCCGAGGTGCTGCTGCGTGGCCCGGCTATCGTCAACGCCAATGATCTGGTGTTCACCGGCACGCCCACAGCGCCTGAAATCACTGCTGCCCATGCGGCCCTTGCCGCTGTCGGCATTCTCACCCGATAAGAAAGGAACACATTCATGACCACCATGGATATCTTCGAGACCGATGCATTTTCGGTCATCGAGCTCACCCGCGCGCTGGAAAACATCCCCTTCAAGCCCGCAACCCTGTCGGGCTCCGGCCTGTTCTCCGATCGCGGGGTGCGCGCGCGCACCGTCGTCATTGAAAGCCGCGACGGCACCCTGTCGCTGATCCCGTTTTCCGAACGCGGCTCGGCCTTTGATCAACAGGTGCCGGAACGCCGCGATGTGCGCGCTTTCGTCTGCCGTCAGTTCAAGAAGCAGGACGTGCTCTGGGCATCGGAAATTCAGGGCATTCGCGCGTTCGGCACCGACAGCGAGACGCAGCAGATTCAGGCCGAAGTGGCCCGCCGCCTGCGTCGTCTTCGCACAGATGCCGAAGCCACGTTCGAGTATCACCTGCTGAACGGCATTCAGGGCAAGGTGCTCGACCCCAAAGACGGGCCAACGGTGATCGATTACTTCACCGAGTTCGCCATCACCCCGGCGACCGAGGTGAACTTCGACCTTGCGGCCACTACTCCTGGCTCCGGCGTGCTGCGCAAACGCTGCCAGGCCCTGATCGAAAGTGTCGAAGATGGCTTGGGCGGCCTTTCCACCGGCGCAGTGCAACTACGCGCCGAATGCGGCTCGGCCTTCT